TTCGCTGTACAGTTCCTTATAATATCTGTTCGTCTCTAGTGTTGTCGCTAGATAACTGACATCTGGAAAATCGAACCATTTGTATGATGAAGGCTGTTTTGTCTGGAACAGGTACATATTGTCATATTTTTTGCAATGGTTAAGTATCCTTCCAACCCATTCCCCTACAATACCACCCGTAAACATATCGTTCTGTGAAGCAACAAATATCCTGTTGCCTTCACCGAGGTTTGTTTTTAGTTCTTTTTCTACAATCCTCAATTTACCCGAATATTTTTCCTTCAATACCGGATAATGGAATTTATTTGTGCTGCAATATACGCACCCGTTTTCACATTTGCCTGCTATAGGGTTCCATGTGTGTGTTATGTCGAGGTACATATTCCCTCTCTGTTTGTTCAGTCCCATGATTATTACATTGATTGTTTTACTTTTCTGCAATGCACACACTCCCATAAAGCATAAACTAATTTAGGGTGTTCCTTACGTACCTCTTTTATTTTTTCTTCATCCGAAATAAAATGGAACACATGGCCTCTGTTATCTGTGCAGTTGTTTATGTTTTCAAATGCCAATTTATATTTCATGATTGTTTTATTGATAGATTATTTTACTGATTTATAGTTTGTTAATCTATATAGTTGCTTTTATTAACTAGTTATAGTGCATAAGCCAACGCACGGCTAATATACACCACAACATATACTTTCAATCACTTGTTGGTATGGCATTATTTTACCTAATTTTTCAGTACATTTTTTACATCTAAATGCTTCTTCTTCTGTACTTACATCACTTTCAGGCACAAATTTCCATGAACCTCCCCCACCTTCGCTCATATCCTTAAATGAAGTTATCTTTCCACAAGTATCGCATATCAATACTGGTTGTCCGTTTTTCTTTTCTATTAACATCGCTCAGTAAATTACGCACTATAACACCATATAAAATTAATAAGGGTATCGTGCTGGTTTGTGCAGTTGTGCCTTTAATTTAGTTTCGAGTAGTAAGGTAGGCTACTGCTTTTAATCCCTTACTAATCTTATATTTTACGTTAGTCCCGGTTGCTTTCGCACACCTTTAATGTACGGTTCAACCCATATTCATATGTTTCTGAATGTTCTTCACAGTATTCTAATTTCCACCCTTCCTTTTCAAGTATTTCCTGTATTTCGTCTAATACTTCTATTTTATAATCAAATATCTGTATATTTATTTCTTTTTCCATAACACAATATTTTTAAGGTTATTACTTCTAATCAATTTTGATGGTTTTTAATGGCCAAACGATACCGAAATATTATATGATATTTGCCTCACGCACCCATTTATCAAGTATTTTTTTATACTCACTTGCCGGTTTTAAATTATTATACGGGCTGTCCTTTCGCTTGCCGTTTGGAAATTGGCAGCAGAGGCCGTCATGCCCTGATGGGTGCTGATCGTCATGACAAACACATTTGCATTCCATGATTGTTGCCCATCGGTACAGATCATAATTGGCACAGAATTTACATGTACATCTGTTTGGATCCATATTTGTTCAATCTATATGGTTGTTTTATTGACTGGTTATGATTAATACTAATACATTACAATAATAGTGTCATTCAGTCTATATTTTTCACTTGTTTTGTATATATCAATAGCATTATTTTCTCTTTTCACCTTATATGTATAAGTATAAGTTGTGTCAATCTGTATTTCTACTTTCTGAATTTCTTCAACAACAGCTTTTTCAAAACAACCTGTCAAAAGCACTACACATAATATATAAACTGCATAGCCTTTTATTAAATTTAAATTTTTCATGTTTTTTTAATTTTTTAATCTTTGATTTATATTTGTTTAGTCTATATAGTTATTATATTAACCAGTTGTAAAAAAGCGAATAACCAACGCACATGTCATTATCGCTGACACCCGCCTTCACTCTAGATACGCCAAGCCTTGTACAGTCACCATTACGTTGGAGGACGTGACCTGCCCCAATATTCGCCATTTTATAACAATAAATAAAAAACATTAAAACAATTTTTTATTAAAAACGTTAATATTTACATTTATATTTCTTGTACTTGAATTTAAAATTTATCCCAGAGCTGTTCACTTTTATCCATTTCGGCATGTTGTCGAATATGTAAGGTATCGCGGCAAAAATTACCCCGGAAAGGCATATGTAGACATCCTCTTTTGAATAGCCCGGTTTCAAAAACCCGTAAGCGGTCGTTGCCGTCCCCATTACAGTGATGATTGTCTTTTCCGATTTTGACAACCTGAAGTCTATGTCCTTAAATTCCTGGGCTTTCGTTTCGGGTATCATTTTGAACAATGCCATACAAAGCAATATCGCTATTGTTGTTATTATCAATACTTGGTACCATTTTAAGTGTTCTTTTGTTTCCATTTCTGTTTATTTAGTTATTTAGTATATATAGTTGTCTTTATTAACTAGTTATTCGCAATTAAGCTCATAGGCAATATGAACCATACCGCACACATTACATTTGTACCCGTTATATATATATTTACCAGCACCATGCAACGGAGGTTGAATCTGAATCCATTGTTTGTGTCTACGTTTACACCACAATTCAGTAAACGTTTGTCTGAAAATAAGTTTAATCAAGTGCATTACATCAGTCATTTTTCGTGGTTTCGCACCAATATACCATATAAAAAATTTAATCATAATTAACTGCGCATAACACTGTATATAATTCAGTGGCGTATTATACGGCTATTTAAACCACTGTGCAGTCTTGTAAATTACTCGGTATGCGAAAAGTTCTGCAATCAATCGCCATCGAAATCACATACTGAACGTTATTTAATCAATACAAATGTATAGTCAGGGTACATTGCTTTTGAAAGCCTCCATTTCAACCTCCACAAATCTGTTTCGAACCCTTTTACTTCGTGATATTCCACGTGTCCGTCCTTATAAAATACCTTGAAATCTATAAAATAATTGCATATATGTACCCCGTTCACGTCTATGCTTATTTTATGCTGCCTCTCGTATCCTGTTATCTCCCCCGCCTTTTTCATCCAGTCCAGTTGCATGGCATATGAAGCCTCTTTTTTGCTGTCGTACCTGTAACCTCCGTAAACCTGGCTTTCTGCCTTGTATTTATTTGGCTTTATCATTGTTTGGTTTTTGTTTCATCAATAATGCTTTACTAATTTAAATCTCCCGTTCCTGATATTTTTACCATACTCGTCTTTTATTGGCCTTCCTTTGTCATCCCTTTTTATGCAAGGTATCATTTGTATGTAACTAGGCCGATATTGCGGTGATATTCTTTTATTGTAAAACCTAAAATAAATCTGTTGTAATTCTTTTTCAGTCATTTTTTGTTAATTTTAATTATCTGATTTTCTGTTTTCTTATCTTAAAATGTGTATTCCGTGTATTTGTTTTTTTTCAATCTATATTCCGTTTTGTTCAATCTATATTCCGTTCCTTCGATTTCATTAACGGCATCTTTTATCATTTTAATATATCTCTTATTCTAGTATAAAGTAAGACAAGTACAACAGACATAAATATAACAATTGTCCATACTTCACCTATTTTTTTTAGAGAAATGTTAAACAATAACGATAAGATTGCAGCTATTATCATTAAAAAAATGGCCACTCCGATTGTTATGATTATTGTCTTAATTGTTTTCATGATATTGTTTTGTTTTTTAATTGATTCTATAAACATAGATATATCTATTTTTATAATTATCTCAAAATAATATTGTTAGCTCTTTTTCTTTATTACCTTGCTTGATTATGATCTTTCCTCCATTTTTCGATTCCTCTATCATCCTTCTTGTCAATTCAAGCGCAACGGCAACAGCCCTGGTATTGTTTCCTACGTTCGTATTTTGACGTATCAGCTCTATATTTTCAATGCTTTTTGGGCTTAAATTCATGCTTACTTTTGTGTAACTTATTTTTGTCATATCATTTTATTTATATACCAAATATATACATTATATTTTAATATTCCTATATTTTTTTAATCTTTTTTACATCAACCCTTTTTCCCGATAATAATCTACCATCTGCCTTGCCTTCAAATCTTCGGGGTCTGGAATGTTAAAACCTTCCTGTCTCGCATCTATTACTACCAAATCTATAAACCCTGAAGCCCTTTCTTTATCGAACCCGCTCAGTGTCTCCCTGACCATTGCCTCTATGTTGCCTACGTAAATTGTTTTCCATATCGGGAACCTTTCAAGGTAATATTGATAAATATCTTCTTTGGTGTTGCCGGTTTCATAGGCTATGTGGGTAAACACAAGCCACAAATAGGCGTTCTGGCTCAAAGTCTTTGACCTTTTTACATAGTCTACTTTGACGTAGCGGCCTTTTTCTGCCAGCCTTTCCACTTCTTTTTTGGCGGCCTCCGATTCGTTAGGTTTGAATATCATTGAACAGTTTTTTTATTTTGATTGCAACTTCACCTATCAGGTATCCGTCCCACGATTCTTTTATCTCGGTTATACTATGCTTCAGGTATTCGTTTTCCTGTTCAAGCCTTTTGTATTCTTTTGTGGATATTATTTTCATAGCAGTTTGTTTATCACTTCATTGATCATTTCTATACACTCCATATGATTGTTGATTTCTTCGTTGGTAAACAACATTGACGAATATTGCTCATGGTCTATCGCTTTTAGTTTTTCTATTTCGTTTGCGTGTTCGATAGCCCTTTTTTTTAGTATCTTTATCGGGTATTTATTTGTTTTCATAATTAATTTTTTATTGATTTATAGTTGTTTATTCTATAAAATTGCTTTTATTGACCGGTTGTAATTAATTAGTGGGGGAGGGATTCTAACCCTCAGCATTCTAGCCTCAAACATATCTTCAGGTAATTACTCCCTATCTTCTGCCGAATAGCCTTCTGTGTTTGCCGTGGTAAATGGTTTCAATATATGCCAACCGTATGCGCATACGTCCAACTAATTTCACCACCCCACTAACATAATTACAATAATAAATAAAGAACATTAAAAACAACTATTTATCCCAACACAACATCAACCTTCCTTTTCTATCATCAGCCCACTTCATTACTTCTTCTAATGTGGCGTTTTTGCTAAATGATTTGGTTTCTAACCATTCTGTTCCTACGGATTCATTTCCGCTTGCGCACTCTTGCACTGCTATTACATTTTCACATTGATCCATAAACATAATTTTATTCCTTTCTTTAATTAATAATTATATATTTCAATTTGGCATTGAGCCCTAAAAATCCTTCCCATATTCTCTGGCTCGTTAATAACCAGTCGTTACTATGTCACTTCTTTTTCGCTTTTCACCGCTAACTTTTATTTAGTAACACACCGTCCATCCCCCGCCTTTTCTCCCTGTCAATAGCCGATTGCTTCATCGGTGGCCGCGGTTTCCCTTTTCTAAATTCCCGGGAGTGCTTGCTGCATACATTCCAATAACCGGTATCGCGCCAACAACAGCCGCCGTTTGCTATTTCAAGATAGCATCCTTCCACTTCGCACCGTCCAAAGTAAGGTTCGTGTTCTTCCCAATGATCCGTAAAAAATAAGCTGCCTAATTGAGGTATATGCATAGCAATGTCCGTAATAATTTGAAATTCTTTAGAATCAGGATTTGTCAAATTATATCTTTCAATTAATCCACTCCGCAAAAATGCTTCAACTCTCCAATTAGCTTGTGATCTTGTAATCCCCAATGTTTTTACCATGGTTTCTGCTAAATAATCCCTTGTTTGATCGTTCATAATTTTTATTTTATTGATTCATGGTTTTTTGGTCTATATAGTTGTTTTTATTGACCATTTAGCAGTAATTATTCTTCTTTACGCCAAATAACAACCCTCCGCTCGCTCTCTTGTTCCTTTATTAATTTTTTGCATCTTTGACAAGTATAAGTAATATAATTACATGCTGGATAAACCATATAGCTTATAGAATCATTTTCTACCAAATAAGGAGGGCAATACATATCTGTTGTCATCACAACACCACCTTTAACATGCCATGGCTCTAAGTACGTTTTATTAACAGTTGTATCTATGCTAACAGTATCTAATTCTTGTGAAAAAGAAGAATAACATACTGCTAACACTAAATATAGGCAAATTGCCGTTCTTTTAATAAAGTTTGTAAGTTTCATAATGTATCTCTTTTAAAATTAGTTTCTACTATTTTGGTTGAGCAATCAGCCCATATTCTCAACGTTCATTTCCTATATTTATCCAGTTCATAATCATTTGGAAAAATACATAAAGAATTACAATATTCCTTGAATTCTTTGTGCCTGTCGAATATAAGCATGTGATGTGCTTTTTGGATACATTCTTTCAGTATTTCAAATTCGTTTTCTTTATAAACTTGCATATCTTCGTTGACCTTGTCCATATCTGCCCCGACCATTCCCTTTAAAAATATTTTATTCATGATTATATAAATTTTAATTGGTCTATATCCCCTTTAAACGGTGCGTAATACCCCTGTTGCCCTTTGTATGGAATAGGTGTTTCCAATATCCTTGGGTTGGCCAATATCCATGCATATCTGCCTTCTCTGTAATCACCGAAGGATAGTTCCGGTTCTTCAATTTTATTAAACCGGGCATCATCTCTCCTTATAACAATTTCATTTTGTAAATTTTCAAATATTGGACAGCACTCTACAACATCAACAGCACCTATTATGTGGCCGAAACTAAATTTAAACTCGTTATGCCAAGATGAATAATCGTACCATTTTATACCACATTTTAAAATGTTTGAATAGAATGGTTCTGTTAAACATAAATCTCGTTGTTCTTTTGTCCACTTCTTAGCAACATGAATTAAATAACTGCCTTTTTCAATTGTCCATTTTGTAGGTTTTGGACGTGTCTCGATCTTTTTTACCCCGTGTACAAGTAGCGAAGCAAAAGGCTCCCATATGCTCAATACTTTGTATTCTTTCATTGTTTTTTTATTTTGTTTCAGTCAATATTCTATTATAAATTTAATTTCCTTAACCATTTCACGATGTACCTGCCTGAAAGCCTACTTTTTGGGGGCATATTGAACGTCCTGTTTATTTCCATTGCCATTTCCGCTTCTTTATCGGTCATGGATACGTTTACCGGGTTTTCTTTTATGTCCGGTATTTTTACGCCCAAGCAACGGCATATATCAATGGCCAATGTATTTCTGCGGTACCATACCACGTGTACCGTTTTGAACATTTCCGTAAGCATGGCCACATATCCACTGAAATCAAGATAGTTGCTGTCAAACCCCTTAATGAACTTTTCATAACCATGGATACCTCCCCCTTTTATATACTGCTTCCATATTGATTTTTTCCATCCTTCTTTTTCCCTAAGAACAATAAGTATCTCTACATTTGGGTCAAGCTGTCTTATTACATTGGCCATACCGTTCCTGAGGTTTTTTGCATTTGTACCGAACATTATTGGAAACCCAGAAATGCTTTCGTTGCTTATTATCTGTACACCTTTTATTTTGGGGAATACATGTTTCTGTAAAAACGTGATCCCTGTTTTGTGTAGCCCTATGTGCAATATTTTCCTCATTAATATCTGGTTTCTTCCGGTTGCCTGTAGCCTTTAACCCTTTTTCTTTGTATCCTTTTTGGAGTCATGTTTTTATTTAATATTGACAATTTAAATTATATTTATTTTATATTCAGGTGTTTATATGTATTACAAATATTATAAGTTAGGCAACATAATTAGTTGCCAATTGCCTGTGGTGTAGTAATGCACCTATTAAAGCATAGTAATTTACAGGTATATGAAGCCAGTCGCCTTCTTCACCAATAAACACTATCTCATCCTTGTTTACATCAATCGAACTTAATCCATCCTTGAAGAAACTTCTATATTCGGCTCCTTTTTCGGTTTCTTCTTTGTATCCGTTTTTTGTCAAAAAATCTATTATTGTTTTCATTTTCAAAATATTACGTTGCATAACAATAAATAAACCCAATATGGCAGGGGCAAGATTCTACCATTGTTTAAAATATGGTGGGATGCCATACTGTGCTTATTATTTACGTTACCGTGCATTTTCCACCGCTCGGTTTTGTTCTAAAAATTCATCGTACTTCTCTTTACATTCTCTGCTGCAAAATATATTTGCAACTAATGGAGGTACATTAAGCTTCTCTTTAATCTCTGCATCTTCAGAAGGTCTATAAACCTTTCCGCACGTACTACAATGTACATCTGTGTCGTAATATCTACTATTATCTATAATCATATTTATTTATTTTACTATACATCGCCACCACATTCAGCACATATGCGGTCGTCCGCCCAACCTTCGCCTGAAACCATCCATATCTGTACACCACATGATTGGCACAATCCAAGTCGCCTCATGCAATCAGAGCACGTCCAGTCATACCGCAACCCTTTTTCTACGGTCATTCTTTTCACCATATTCATGCTGTCATCATGTATATGGCCACAACCGGAACATTGTGATATTCCTATTACGGGTTCTTCATCAAGTAGTTCCAGGTGTTTCATGTATTTATTTTTTTCCATAATTTTCTCCCTTTTTTATACCTGTTTTTGATAAGTCGGTCAATTTCAGATGAAATTGCATTAAGTTCTGAATGGGCATTTTTCAAATATTTTTTTAATTCTTTATCTTCGATTTTGATTTTTGTTTCCATTGGTTGTTTATTTTATATTCAGGTGTTTATGTGCGTTACAAATATTATTAGTTAGCAATCAGTTTGCTCTTTCCAAATACCACACTTGCTACATTGGTAATTATCAGCATTTATTATCGGTCTTGTCCACTCGTGAGAGCAAACCTCCACTTCGTTATTGCTAACACCGTATATTATTGAGTTTATGAATCCTTCGGGGCATAATTCTTTTATAATTTTACATGATGTTGATGTAGGTATTTGGTGCAATCCGAACAGTGCTTCATGGAATTTCAGATCTTTATCATCACATATAAACTTAAACAAGCCTATACGTTCTTTCCATCTCCAACAAACAGGATCAGAATAAAGTTTAGGTACAATTAAATTGTGTTCTTTTTGCGTGTAACTATTAACATACCATTCGAAGTCCTTTTCTTCTTTATTTTTTACATAAATGTATATGACATAACCGCTTTCTTGAGAACCCCATACAACCTTCTCATTTGAAAAATTATCTAATTTGTTTTTTGCATTATCAAGCTCATACCCTTCCGGTACAAGTTCTCCAATTGTTGTTTGTTCTGTTATTCTCATTGGTTTATAGTAATTTTATGTGAATATGTTTCTTTGTCACTCATTTTACAAATTGTTTTTATTTTAAAACGCAAGGTCGTCATGGCCGTTCCCTTCACTCTCCTGTGTCACGTTGTCTGAATCCCTGCTTTTGCCGCCCAACATGTTTATGGAATTTACTGTTATCTCGGTAGAGTACCTCTTTATGCCGTCCTTTTCCCATGACCTTGTCCTGATCTTACCTTCCACATAGATCATGTCCCCTTTCTTTAGGTACTTCCTTGCCACATCCGACAGTTTTCCGTAGAACACGAGCCTGTGCCATTCTGTGTCCGTTACCTTATGCCCGTCCTTTAGGTATGTCTCGTTGGTGGCCAAACTTAAAACCGTAAGGCTGCCCCTGTCGAATTCTTTTGTTTCCGGATCGGATCCGCAGTTACCGATCAAAATTGCTTTGTTTACGCTCATTTTTTTTGTTTTTGATTGTTCCTTATGATTTTTACTATATTGCCGTATTCGTCGAACCTCAAATCATACCACTGGCTTTCGTTCTTTTCCAGTATCTCGAATACCTCCTCAAATATATGGTCAGGTATTTTTTTTGGTGTGTTGTAATCCAGTTTTTCTATGAATGTTTTAGCTGTTAACATAGTATTCCTTTATATCCCTGAACTTACTATCTTTAATAAAAAAGATATTTAAGGGTTAATATTAAAAAGCCGCTTACAATCAATTGGTATCCCTACGCTATTCCTACGTAATCATGAGGACTTCTCGACATGATATTTTGACCTCCGAAAAATGCACCGTTCAGGTCACAAGTTGAGAGTTTGCTCATAGCTTGCACTTTAATTTTACACATTTTTTGGGATTGTTGCGGCATAGACAACCTCAATGGATTGCCTCCCACTTTTGTTTTAAACTCGATAAAATCAGTTTTGGAAGATGCGGGCTGAAAGCTCCCTATTTTGTAATTACTGCCAATAACCACTAATAGAGAACGTTTTTCAAGGGAGCAATCGGCTCCGCTATTTTGATAATATTTTTTTATCTTCAGTCTCATAATGATTATTGGCTAGGACAAAATTACAAATTCCAAAACTGATTTCAAAATTTAATTTTCCTTCTCAGAAAAATCAATCAATTCAGTAGATACATTTCTTTTCGCCAAAGAAGTAATCTGTAACTGTGTTTTTACAGTTCTTAATATTTCCCTGGCCTGAGTGGCTACTGAATCCGCTTGTGATGGTTGTAATTCACCATCCTTAACTTTATTCAATGTTTCCCAAAGTGTTTCCTTTAAATTTTTCGCATTTAAGTTTTTCATAATTTCTCTTTCTTTTTTGTGATTTATTAATTAAATTTAATTCTTGTTTTGTTTCCCTCATTGGAATAAGTTCTTTCAATTTTATTAGTGTAATGGCGGCTTCATAATATTCACCATAATATTTTTTAGCTCTATATAATTGATCATATTTTTTTTTGTATTTTTTATATTCAGGTTTTCGACAATATTCTAAATGATATTCTTTAAACTTCTCTCTATTTCTTTTTTGCATAGCCCTTCCGGCAGGAGAAGAATTATATTTTTTATTTCTATTTTTTATCTTTTCATTATTTTTTATTCTATACAAACGATCGTATTTTGCTTTTTCTTCCTTTTTTTGTTGTTCAGTTTTATTATCTCTACGTGACAACCCCCAACATGATTTGTTACAGAACAATCCCATTCCTAATTTTTTTGCCCTGTTAACATGTCCTGTTGTTTTTTCAATATCTTTACCGCAATATTCGCATTGAATTATCATAACAATTTTATATTTTTCATGTCAAACATTCTTGCTTTTTCTTCACCGTCTACAAATACAGAAATAAAACCAAAAGCACTTTCAAACGCTTCACCTTCTTTATTTTCATCTAATATTAAAACTCTTTGATTGTCGTATGATTTATATTTCCATTCGTAGTTTTTACATTCACCACCTATCGGGTGTATACCATGACATAATCTACAATATTTATCTTCAGCTTTTATTGTCATTATTTCACTTTTTAATTAATATATAATTCTTGCCTTTTTTTTCAAATTGCTCCATTTTAAATCCGTCCCTGGCAACCTTGTCGCATACTTCTTGATATGTATATTCTTTGACCCCTTTTCTTTCCTGTCCCATCAAATATTTCAATTTATCGAAATACTTGACACCTTCCTTGTCCCTTTTTCGCAGCTTTTTAATGCTCAATATCTGTGACTTCCAAAACGGATCGTTCCTTGCCCATCTGACCACGTTCAATATTGTGTCCCACGAATACCCGTCTATATCGATCATGTCCTGTATCTCTTTTTTCCATGATTCGTCAATAAATTCAAGTGGGAACATTTTTTTTAATTCCTTGTATATAAAATCCACATTTATCAAGTCGCTTATTTTCTGATCTTTTTTCATTTTTAATTTATGGCCTATTGAGACAATCTTGTCTTTATCGAACCGTGAATCTTGACGCTTGTATTCATCCCTCAAAACCTCAAGTAAAATATGTTTATCTTCTTTAGTAAACCTCATGATCAATTTTACACCTTTTAAGATAAAAAATTTTACATCTTATCGATCATTTGTATCTCGGGTTTTTTCCAGTTATGTTTTTTCAACCTTGAATAAAATGTGTTTTTCGTAATATCCAACGCCTCAAATATTTCACGTTGCGTTTTTCCGGTTTGCAATAAAGCCTTTACCTTATCTGTTGTTGAAATGTTCATTTTTACACCTTTAATTTGATAAAAAAACCGCCTAAGCGATAAGCAAATATAACAATTTTATTTTATTTGTCCGTATCAGGACGAAATAAATTCTCCGGGTATTATCTTTTTTGCTTCAAATAGCCTCTTTCTTCTTTCTATCGCCTTGAACATCTTTTGCAACACAACAAATATTTTGTTAAATTTAGGATGGGATTCATTGATCACACCACACCTTTTATGAAATATTTTCTTTATTTCTTCGGTCTGTCCGTATATTTTTTTGTCCGTATCGCGAAGGTTGTTGATAACTTTCACGCCATGCAGTACGCTTGCATGGTCTTTGCCACCTATGTTTTTTCCTATATCCCCTGATGTGCGCCCCGGTTTATTTTTTAACAGCCACCAACATATCTGCCTGGCCTGTACGATTTCCCTTTTCCTTGTTTTGCTATCGCACATTTCTACGGGGATTTCGTAATATACAAATACCGTTTCTTTTGTCAATTTGTATATGTCCATTATTTATGCTTGTTTGTTTGTTGATTTATAACAACTTAATTTATATAGTTGCTTTTATTAACCAGTTGTAGCACATTAAAACGATACTACAACACGCAATATAAAAAATACTACGTCCGTTCTCCATGGGTTGCTTCGGTGGTTTGCGAGGAATAAAATTAATTGCCCTCGCTCAATCTTTTACATAATCATAAATCTTACTATCAGCACACAAACCTTCCATCAACTCAGCACTTGTACATGTTATAATTGCAGTCATGTGAGGGTGGCCTTTTTCGTTTAAGAATTTAATTAAAGGTTTTGCAGCCTCAATAAACTCATTACATTTTGGCTCTTTAAATTTTCCGTACTTTTCCATTTTATTACAATTTATATCGGTTAGTTAAATAATCTTCGTAATCATTCTCTAAATCTTCTTGCTGCGTAGCGTCTAAATACTTATTGGCATCTGATTTGTGGTTGAAAAAATCATTCAATAACTTGGTTATTTTATCTGGATAATCCATGCATAATCTTTCAATAAGTGCGTCAATTTGCCTTTTATCTGTCATTGAATCTACAATTTCATCCATTTCTAAATACTCAACAAGTTCTTTAACTTTATTTAATGAAAGATTTATTTTACTTCTTTCGTCCAATTTAATATCAATTGTTTCTTGTTTATGTTCCATGTTATTTCCTCCCTAAAAATTAATTTTATTTGTTTGTTTAATCAATGTTTCTGCTAATTTGCCGTACTTTTTATATTGCCATTCGTTGTGTTTAATTGCCTGAAACATTTATGGTTTAATATGAAGTGAATTAGTCAGGCAACTAAAACACAACAATGCATATAAATCATAAAATAATACTACTTCAGTGCTTTTAATTTAGGTCTTGGTCTTTTGCAATATTCCACGCGCACCCAAAACGAAGCATCTTCATATATTTCTTTATCTATTGGTTCAAGCTTAAAGAGTTCCTGCTCAAAATCTATTGAAAGTAGCATACATTCGATTACTACATTTTTTTTTCTGTAAGGTCTGTATTCTATTAATTCAAAGCCAATCCACCGTTTTTTTATAAATTCATCTCTTGTCATGCCGTATTATTTTACAGATTCATATGCTAAATATTCAACATGATCAGTAATTATTTGCCATAATACATTTTCCTTACCTTTTCCCTGTCTTTTTCGCTGCTCTCGTGGACTGCCCTGTGTTCAGGAAAGTAATGAAGGTATTTCTTTTTGGGCGGCCTTTGTTTCTTTGCCTTTCTCCTGCCAGCTTTCACTTTTTCTGTTTCTTCAGGTGTGTACATAATCAAATATTTATATATCCCCCGTTCCAAAATTCGTATGACGAATCCCACAAATCCTGTTCGGCACATTCGACAAACTTATCGATTGCCATCTGGAATTTGCCAAAACCTTCCGATAATGTGCCTGGCGTCAGCTTTATAAGGGTGATATTGCACCCTTTGTCTATGAACGGGATGTAATATTTGTGCCTTCCGGTAGCATATTCATACAAGCCTGCCTGCATGTCGTAATGTTTGTCCCTGATGTCCCATTTTATCCGCTTCAGTTTCGCGTCGGCCACCTTTTTTAGATCTATCATTGTATTATCCGACATGCCGTCTATTTTCATATTGATCAAAAACCCCTCATATTCGATTTGAACAAATTTTTCACGTTCGGTCAACGATTCCATAAGGGGCTTTGTCGACCTGTTTCTATATAGTGCCTCTTTCATTGACATATAAGCATTGAAATCGTCCAGGCTTATCATTTCCTTGCCTTCGTTTTTTTCTATCTGCTCGGCTTTCCATTCTTTGTACAGCTTTGTCGCCCTCGGGCTCCCGCCCCCTATTTCTTTTACCTTTTCGCTATCGTCAAGGAACCAATGCTTTTCAATAAATTTTTCGGGCTCGAGTACGGCCATATGAAAACGCTGGCCGTCGATCATCGCGTCCGTAATTTCAGGCTCCGTAACATGCTTTTTAAAATGTCTGGGAGATTCAAGAAACTGCCTTAATGAAGAATAACTCAAAGCCTTTTCCCCCGACATTATTTTTTCTATTGTTGTTTCAAAATTTTCCATTTTCCAATAACCTTAGTTTGTATTCATGATTTTCTCTTTTTTCTTCGATAAACCGCTCGTATATGCGCTGCTCATAGAATTGTTGCCTTGATCTTTTCATCCTTCAATATATTTTTTATGGTTCCGAAGTTTTTCTATCTGTTCTTTAGAAGGGACAACCCTTTTGTCATCTACATATACAGACCCTTTGTATATCTTTCCGTTCCACTTTTCTTCCACTTCTTTGACGGTAAGTTCTCTGGCCTCGAAATTGTCCTGTTTGTTGCTTGCTTGCTGCCGTTGGTTGTTGTATTTTGAATCGGGGTTCCCGCCGTCCATCTTGCCCATATAGACATCTGCCCCCATACCTAAAAATTTCATGGCAAACCCCAACGCATCCGTAACGGATTTTTTGAAAGCATCGTCATCCGAATACATGCCGTTTTTTTCTTTAATAACAATAATAGTTCCGCCAGTCCCTGGGATCGGATCGCTCCATTTGTCTTCATGCTTAACATAAAGATCGATATTGACAAATGCAAACATTTGCCCGTTGTCCCCTGGCTCTGTCCATTGCTTTGTAATTACATATTTCCAACCGATACCGCATATACCGAATTGTTCCGTCATGGCCTGTATGCGCCATTGTGGGGAAATATCCGTCTTTCCTTTAAGCCGACCGGCATTGATCGATTTCAGTGCTTCTTTAGGAGGGGTTTTTAATTTGTCGTAAATAGATTTGTTTTCCATGATCTGATGTTTTTGTTGTTTTGTTATTTGAAATTAATAATAATTATCAACAATACAAACTTTTTATTAACTTTTTTAATTTAAATTGGTAATTCTATCTTATTGATATATGTGATATACATTTTTATCAAAATTAGAAAGAAAATATTCGGCATAATGTAAGTATACATTAATTGTCCTTTCTGCATATCCTTTACACTTAATATTATCTGTTTTCATTTTTAAATATTTAAAATTTTCCTTCGCCTATTTTGGAGGTTACATAAACTCGGAATAATTCAAAATGTCAGGCCATTTTTCGACATCGATTCCAAAGTCAGGCTTCGCCTCGTCAAACGACCAATCAAGCCATGGATATCTTGTTTCTTCACCGTCAAGATAGATCGAAGGGCAACATAGCTCTACATCGTTTTCTTTTATCTTATAATCTATGTAAAAATTATGCCCATAAACTTCGCATTCATATTCTCCCGAATCACCTGGAGACAGGCCGTCAAGAAAATGATAAAGTTTTTTGCATATTTCATAATAGATAAACCCTTTGCCTGTCATTGTATCAAACGATTTTTCAGGGCTTTCCTGATCAAGTGCTTTTTTTAGATCCAATTTCTTCATTATTTTATTTCGTTATGTATTTTCATCGATATAACTTCTTCACCGCATATCCTGCATCTCCATTTTGTCATGAACGGATATCCGTCTGGAGTTTTTATCGTTTCCCCGATCTTTTTGTATTGGCATATTCCGAACCAATTATGCAGCCATCTTTCTAGTTTTTCCATATCCTGTCTTTTTTTATCGGTAATTCCTTTTTTGCAAGTATGGAATATAAAATCTGTAGTTCGTGTACATAATCAAGTTCAACATGGCTGAATTCAGACAGGGCAAACACTATCTTCTCCCCCCTCCTTAAAAACCTGTACCTTACTCCGTCATGTTCAGGTGACATGAACCCTCCATACACACCGTCCTTTGATCTGATAAAACCCAATTTATACAGCCAACTCACATTCAATGGCATCGGCCTGAACATATCACCTATCACATCTTCGTCCAAAACAGCACCGTCACACCTGTAATTCAGTTCCATTAAATCTAACAGTCCCAATATTACTGGTGTCCCAAATTTTACCGATCTGTATATACAGCCTATCCTAAGTTCGTTTTGTTTCATTATTTGTTGCGGATTCATCTATTCAGTTTGAACAAGTCAATATATATATCATTTTTTTGCTCGTAGGCATTTCGCCAAAAATACCGTCATAGTAAGTTCCGTACTGTTTTATTGCCAACCTCTCTGAAAGGTTTTTGTCTGTTGTTACCGATTCATTTTTGGGCGGCCTTAAGATTGACAGCAGTTTTTTCAGTTTTTTCATAGCTCTATTTCACATTTCAGTCTTTTATCGTAATCTGCAACCAGTTTTTTATGTTCATCGTTATCCCTTATTTCGTAACCTGTCAGCAATATATATTCCTGTTCGATCCTGTCTATTGCCTCCTGCTTAAGCCTTATATGGTTTATGTAATTTGAATACATCAAATTTGCATGCCTTTTTATTAAATCTTTGATCTTTTTTTCCGTTTCCATGATATTATAGTTTTATTTCAAGTATTTCAAATATCCTGTCCAGGTTTTTCTTTCTCAACCCTTGTTTTCCCTGTTCGAATTGGTTGATTGATTTCACGTTGATGCCGACCAATTCTGCAAGCATTTTTTGCGACATTTCTCTTGCTCGCCTTGCTTTTCTTATCGTTTCGTGTAACATATTAATTGATTTTCTCTGTTTCAATTTGTATGGCAAGTGTTTTGCTTTTATTTTTTAAAAATTCATTTAATTCCATTTTGGTATCAAAATTTTTTTCAGAGGTATAACTTCCATCTAAATTTTTTTTAAATCCTGTACCTAATTGAAGGGCTTGCAAATCATCTAATTGATAGACTGTTTTTGCCGTTGCTGTTAATTTTATCATAGTTTTAATTTTATATTATCTCATTGAGCTTGGCCTTTGGTTCATCCTGCTTCTTTCCTGCATATTTTCAAATTTTTTATCCGATCTTAAATTGTCAATGTCGGGTGTCCATTCAATTTCAATTTCTGAAACCTCATTCAATATGTCAGCTTGCCTTATACTCATTTCTCCACGATCTAAAATTGTGTTTGCCACTTTTGACTGAAAATTATTCAAAGAAGCTATCCTTTTTACTTCTTTTATTTGGTCTGTTGGTAAATTCTGTGTTTTCATCTTGCTTAATTTTTGTTTGTTTATTTAATTATACGTTAAAGGTAATATATAGTTACATATAAATCAAGCAAAAGTGATTTATATCACCTTTTTTTATAGTTTTAATTTTTTATTTAAAAGCCATCAATGTAGTGCCAAGTGATTTACCATTTCTTTCCCATGATGCTGAAAGTTCTAAGTTATACTTTCCATCTGACGGCAAATTATTAAATATTTTTGTTGCTTCTTTTTTTCTTCCTTTATACACTGTTTCTGTTTTGCCTCCTAAAAATGGAGTTTTACTGACCTTGTACATTAATTTTTTCATGACTTTTTATCTATTAATTGATTCTATTTCTTTTTCTACCCATGCGTCAATCATGTGGTTGATTTTAATTGCTTCAAAAACCATACACCATACTTGTTTTTCTGAACTGTTATTGTATTTTAAATATTTTAATGCAATATCAGCCACAAAAGTAGTTGAACAGTCCCTTAAAAATTCTGCTATCGTTTCAGCAACTTCACCAGAGTTTCCGTTAGCTGTCAAATAAAGTTCGTTGAAAATGTTTTTTTTATTTTCTTCTTTTAAAAATTCTGCTGTTATTTCGTAAGTGCTTTTCATGATGCTTATTTTGTTTGTTTATTTAAATATACGTTAAAGATAATACTATGTTACGTTTTATGCAAGTTTTTTAACATTTATTTTGTTATTTATAAAGGTTCTAAACAAAAAAACCCCCGATCTCTCGGGGGCTAAACTAACTAAAACTACAAATCATGAAAACCTACTCTTTTTTTGTTTCCGGAAGTGCGGCCATGATACCGTCAACTATTTCATATATATATGGCAGCACATCAGGCCATTTTTCGTTTATGATGGGCTTCAACCTTTCCAATCCTTGGTTGTCTGCCAACCTTATGGCGGGGCCGTCCAGACTTTCCGCAAACCTATTACTGAACTCTTTTAGGTCATCGATTTTCTGTTCTTGTTCGGGCGTTAAGAACCCTTTTCTTGTGTCTTCCATGATTTTTGATTTAAATTGTTATTATTCACTTGCAAACCTGCTGAGAAGTTTGCCTATTTTTCCCAAACCTAAAGCGATAACGCCTACCCACGGATTTGTCAATGCCCCTATTGCCCCTACAACAATCCCTATATCCTGAATCGTTTCACCTATCAATTTCCACTTTTTCGGGGTAGGTTTTTTGTAGCTGTCCTTTGCTTTTTTTGCAAATTCCTTTGTTTTTGTTATAGCTTTCATGACTGCAAGTTACGAATTAATTGTTTCTAAATCAATATCCTTTCGTTGATAAGTACAAAATAGATCATATACTCAAGTATTTCCTCAACCCACCATGTATGGTTCCTGATTTTGCCCAAAACCAAAATCAAAATCGTCATAAATACAGGGACAATTATCCCTAAATACCTCAAATCGAACATCAATATCCAAATAACAGAAACGGCAACAGAAACCCAAACCGCCCCAACATGGATCCAATCCTCGGCTTTTTTGTTCCTGATATTTTCATTGTAGCCGGTTATAGTCGAGATCATGAAAAGCACGCCACAGGCTATTCCTGTCATTAGATCGTAGCCTACGTATGCCCATGGGACGGTAAGCCCTATTATATAAGTAAAAAAAAGTTTTGGGTAATACTTTGCGCTGTGGCTGTGCGACCTTATTATACCTTTGTTCTTTGCCACTATCCCGTAAAGATAGAACCGTGTCCAAAGAAAACCTATTGTAAGTATTATAATATTGTCCATCATATTGTTAAATATAAAATTATACATCCGATCCAATCCATCAATGCCGCAAATTTCATCCATGGCTTGCCTGTCAGCTTGTAATTTAAAGGGTTGTCTACCTTCATGATAAAATTGAGGTAATAATCGTATGTAGCGAAATATAAACAGGCCGCCGAAGCTATTATCAACAATCTTTTAACAATTTCGGGCTCGTTGATCAAAACAAAACTTAAAGCCAATACCGACAACCATGTCAATTTAGGCCAATGCTTGCTTTCGCCCCTTTTGATCAGTTCTTTTTCCCACAGACCTAGAAAGGCGAATATTGCTATTATCGGTATTTGATAGATTATTATCATAACAGTTCAGTTTTTATCTGAAAATGCATCCCATCTTTCCTCCTGAAATTACCTCCCCAGTCAAACCACTGATCGAAACAAGCAACCAATTGCGGTGACATCTCCGGTTCCTTGCCAAGTTTGTTCCGTTTTGCGTTAATATCAAAAGCGCATCCCCAGGAATGTGTAGACCATATATCATTATACCCCCTTATCGGCCTTACATTGTAACAGCCGTCATAGGTCTTAATCTGTTTTTGCAAACCCCTGAAAACCACAAGCTCCAATGCCTTGACAAAATACAGGAAAAATATATCGTTGCAATATATCTTTTTCGGTAGGCAAGGTATCTCTTTTCTTATATGTTCGGGAACCGTGTTCACCGACATCATCCGATAAGCCGCTTTTTCACGTGGATCACCGTATTTTTTATATAAAAATTCGCTTGTTGTCATATCAATTCGCTATTTTTTCGTTCAATTTCCAAAGGACATCATATATCTTGCCGTTGTCCTCTTTTATTTCTTTTGAAAGTTTTTCGAAATCTTCTTTTACCTCCTTTTTGAAAATGCCTACATCTTTATGATAGTTCTCAAATTGAACTTCGTTCATCCTTTCATGTCTGCGAAACTCTTTTTCTATTTCTTTTATTTTCATATCGACATATGTTTTATGTTCTGCTATATCAATCCTGAATTTTATAAATACCGTAAGAATTGTAACAAGCAAACCTGCCGAGGTCAAGATTTCGATAAGTTCCATATCCTTTCATGATTTTATATTATCGCTTTTAAAAATTCAATTTTTTCGTTCCTAAATATCCGGCTAACCAAATGGCCAAAGCTGTCATTATTATTATTGCTATGTCAAATAAAATCCTCATTTTCTTTTTCTGCTTCTACCATGTAAAATGGTGTGATGCGGCAAAATTTATTTTTTTGCTTGTTCGAATACATATCAAGGCGCAAATCCAACTGTTGGCGTATGACGTTTAGTTTTTCAACATCGTTGTTTTTGATGCATTTACTCATGTGCCTTATATATGCCTCGTCAAAATTCATCTGTCAAAATTAAAATTAAGCTGCCCTTTTATCCATCCGTCCTTATTCCTTACCATGCAGTTCATAGAATCATCTACATAGAGCAACCGCATATAAGTAGAATCTGCCAATGTTATTTCAGCTTCGGCCAAGCCGTTTTCGCTTCTAGCCCTGAAAGTAAAATCCGCAAAACTGTTTTCCCAATACGCGGTGTCAACATTTAGCTTCATATCCAATATTACGGAAATCATCGCATTGAAATTGCTGTCAATCCTGACAATAGAATCTCTCAGGTTTTTGTTTTCTACCATCATCGAATCGCCCCAAGACTTTGAATAATACTCTAATGTGTCGGGCTGTCCGAAAAGCGAACATCCGTAAAACATTGTCAATATCGTTATGTAGGTCAGCTTTTTCATGGATTAGGTGAATATTTTTCGTTAAAATAACTGTGTACCTGTTCCAGTTCCCCTGTTGTCAATGCCCTGTCATATATGACAATCTCTGAACATTTGCCTATAAATACCTGTGTCCCGCCTCCAGAAACGGAACCGGCAAAAAAATAAAGATCATTACCTGAAAGTGTCGGGTCAATCGACTGCGGGTCTGAGTCTATTTCACTCCCGTTTTTATAGCTCACTATGTTATTTCCATCGTACCATAACGTATTGATGAACCTCTCCCCTTCAGCCGGGTTGGGGTCGAACCTCTGGAACGCACCAGACCCTATCCTATTATAATATACGGACGTAAACCTGACCCAGTGGTATAGAATTTCATTGCTGCCTCCTGATTGCCTTATGCCAAACTGGTTTGCCGAAAATGTATCAAATTCCCAATTTGCAGTTATAGTAAATTCTGTGAATGTTTCGGTTATATCGGTCAGAATATATACAACATCTCCATAACTGCGCATAGCTTTGGTTCCATTTACATAATCAACAAGTTCCGCCAAATCTGTCTGCCCTATTGTCGGAAATGCATTTCTGTTATTGCCGCTTATATCCACAAGGGAATCTATCGTACCGTCCCCGAAATCCATGAGGTTCGCGTTGTAATACAGCCAATGGCCTGAAACCGGCACAGTGTCGGAAATCCCGGTACCTGTAAAATTAGTTATCAGAGGCCGCTTGATCACATTCCCTTGAAAAATGACCAATGAAGCCAATAATGATATGTATAAGTATTTTTTCATTACCAATCGTCCCTATGTATGACTGCACCCAATCCTATCTTTGTATTCATGTTTGGAACAGTGTTGTAACCGGTACAATTTGCATAACCGTTCCTTATCATTATAACATCACGCAATGTCAACAAAGATCCGTCCACTTTGGCCGCAAGGACATAATATTGACCGTTTCCTGGCTGATAATACATCACATGATTTGAATTGAAATAATCTGCCCATGTCCTCTTAACTTCTGTATATCTTCCATCAATTGTATAAGAATTAGCCCCCATTATTTCTGTATGAACTGTATCATCGAAAAATACAGAATCGTTAATAACTAGGTATAATGGCCAGTTACTAGTATTTGCACCTGCTGCGTACATTTCGTTGATCTGAGAGTTTTCTGGCTCCCACTGGTCGGTTATCTTGAATATTGTACTTCCGTTTTCCGTGCCTGTAGCTATAAGGCCACCGCTCAACATCCAATTTGCAAATTCATGCCTCATATTTCCGTGTATAAAATCCGTGGTATCCTCCAACACAAGTGATGTCGGCACGGTCAAAGTCTGCGATTTTACAACAAAAACCGCCAAAAAAATCACTAATATAAAAACTGTCTTTTTCATTTTATTATAATTTTATGGTGTATCTATCCAATAATATGTACTGTCATTAGCAAATTGCCTGAACTGGTAAAGGCTCACCGCATCCGCATCCGTTGACTGGTCGCCCGAATTGGTGGCCTTGCTTGCCCCGTCAACAGTCAACGTCCTCCCCCCTGTCCCGTCCTGATATACCTCTATCTCGTAGAAACCGCCCTTCGGGACTGTAATATCAAGGTCGGCATTGTTGGTCATGGTTATGACCTGTGTGGTTGCCTGTCCTTTGAAGTCGAATGTCATCGATACAGAAAAGCTGATAGTATCTACCCTTAACCTAATCCCTTCGTTCAGGTCTACATTGTCGTTTACTTCCATGGTATCGTTCGTGCTGCCTTCTAAATTGTCTGTGTAGACGGTATTGAAATTGCTGTCTATTTCAGATATTTTTTGTTCAACTGCATACATCGTAGGTAATTCGGTTCCCGAATAATTTGATTTTTCATTACTGTAATACAATGAACTGTCATTAAACCCAACATAATTGTTTTTTGAATAATCCCCAAGTATTACTTCCTCGTCCTTCAATTCAAGGATTGTTGAAATTGACGGATTATAACCTATTTCAGTAATGTAAAATATTGATACAGATGGTTCAATGTCAACCACGGTATCATTAAGGATAACCGAATCAGCCTGTATGCCGGTATGCCACAATATATTGTCGGTATACCTGTCGTTTATGGCAGATCCCCTTAAAGTCTGGACATCGTTATATGCAAAAATGGTATCATACCATACCATTGATTTTGTATCTTTATTAAAACCTATCATTAATGGCAATTCACTACTTCCATTAAAATCAATCGTTGTCGTTCCATAATTTACGGTATTTGAAAAAAGACCGTACATATAGACTATATTTTTATTATACACAATACCGCCCATAACTTGACCAGTATAGATATTTAAATCCCAATATGATGTGTCAAATTCTAAATTAGTCTTTATAACATAATTTGACCCTGCCGTAATCCCGGATTTGTTAACATCCGTAAACTCAATTGATGTACCGTTGTTTGGCCCACCAAAATATAGATTCCCGTCTTCGTCTATATCAAAATAAGGTGTGTACAAATCATCCCCCCCTTTAACATAATCAGAATTATTGATAAGATTTCCGTTATCCGGATTAATTTCAAACAATATTCCCCATCTATTGACCGGATCGCCAGTGAATGTAGTATCTGGAAATTCTAGGTAATCTTCAAAATCCCCTGCAACAAACAGCCTGTTATCGTAAAATTTAAAAGCATACAATCTATTGGAGTTGTCCCCTGACAATATTTGCCTTACATAAACTACATTACCGGATGTATCTATTTTACCATAAATTGGACAAGTAAACGAATTAGCGGTTATTGATGTATCTCCAACGGTAGACGTTCCCGTATGTATTCCGGTAAAAAATATATTACCATCAAGATCTACTTTTGCACTGTGCAAAAATTGTAACCCTGAACCGTACATTAATACCGTTGCCGAATCCTTAACGTTCAAATTTTCATCAAACTTCATGTATATAACATCCTGATTTGATGATGGCATTGCAATAGTATCATTATACCATCCATTTATATATACTGTAGATCCATTCGGGTCGGCTAATATGACGATATCTCCGTTCGGAAGTGGTGCGACAAATGAAAATTGATCGGAAGCGGTACTTCCAATCCTTAATACAGAATCATATATTTCTTCATTTGTACGTGTTATCCATATATCGAATGATCCAATACTATTTATTCCGGACAATGTGAATAATCCATATATAGAACTGAACAATCTATCGTTATAATCCTGCGCAATAACTGACACAGTTGAATTCACTGAATTATCGGCATAAGTATATCCATATCTATTGGATGATTCTATAGATTCATTTTGGTATATTTCCCTTATTGTTTTTGAACCCAATTTCAATTCGCTTCCTGTAACCTCGTTCCATATAATTCCGTTATATATATATTCTTTTCCGTCAAAATTAACATAACCTTTTGATCCAATACCGACACCTGTCGGAAGATCTGAATAATAAGAAACCGTATAATATGAAATCAATGATTTAACATATTGTGTTGAGTCATTGATTGTTAAGTCTGTATAGTTTTTGGACGAATCGATTGCATGTTGGATGGAATCGCTTATCATATTGGGAATGGTGTCGTTGATCTCGTTGATCATTGCATCGGTCTTGTACTTTATTTCGATTGCCGAATCCTCGAACTCCCAGTATCTTATATTTCCGTTATCATCATACACTGAATCTTGTGCATTATACTGTCCCGACAATATTATCGGAAAAAAACTCAATATATACAACAGTTTTTTCATATCAATTCCTGTTAAATGTTTCGTCACGCACAAAAACACCGTCGTGCCTGAAGTAGCCGCCTTCAAAAAGCCATGTCTGCCCCGTTGCCGGGTCCGTTGCAAGCCTTGCCAAATCATAAACAAAATTATGGTTATATGTTATTGAGTATTCAAAATCACAGTCATACGTCAAATCATATATATAATCATGGTTATATGTGGTTGAATAACTAAACATTGCTTATCAGATTATAATCGGTATTGCTGATGATTATTTTATCAAAGGTGTCATCGGAAAAGTTCGTGTTTGTCCTTACGTACGTCCATTTTGCCTTTATCCTTCCTACCGCATTGTCCGTTGTTGTTGAACCGACAAGATAGACAAGGCAATAATCGCTGTCCTCGTCCGCTGTGTATTCCGGGTTTCCCGTATCTTCGTTATAAGCTACAGTGACAGGCACGATAGTGCTCCCACTTATCGAATAGCTCCCTATCTCGGTATCTGACGAATCGTACAAGGTCAATGAAACATTTGTCAGCCCCGATTCCGAAAACTTGAAAGTGCCGACTTCGTAAGGCATCCCTATCAGCAATATTTCGTCCGACCCTTTTGTTATGTCCTTCATTTTTTCCTGTATTTAATGAAATTCGGGAATATAGTTTTCTTGGCAACCAATGTGTCGCCTACCTTAAACCTGTCCCTGGCATTGGTGATAACATAGGTTTCCCATTCGTTCGTGAAAAAATGGTTGCTTTTTTCAACATAATATATTGTATCGTTTTCTTCAAACTTAAAGCTTAACACTAATTCTTTCGGATAGTCTTGAGATTTATGTACGTAAATTTTCTCCGAACACCCGAAAATAAATATTATTGCCGCTATATAAATAATTTTTTTCATTATTCGTCCCATTTTATGGCCCAGTCAATATTTATGACCGTGGCGTTGTTGCTCCCCGCTGTGTTCGTAATGACAGGTTTTATCCAGTCCCCTGAAGTAAATTGATATTCCATATACATTGTTGTCGATCCTATTCCGTTTGTCGTTGTTGTCCTTTGAAACTGGCCTTTGTTTTCCACTAATGTACCATTCACGTAAAAACCCCCTTCAAATGATGAAGCAACAGCCGTTCCCTGGAAGTCAAGCCTCAGATCGGATATTCCCCATCCCGTAAAAGGGACTTGTACGCTGTCGCCTTGCACAACAAATGTACCTTCGTTTCTCGAAACTGTCAGTAAACCTGGCCTTATAAATGTCGAATCCACGTTCTGTGTAATGATAACGGTATAAGAACTGTCCGCACAAGAAGCGAAGAATCGTGGGTTTCCTGTGTAAAGAAGACCTGTCGCTGTAGTAGTATCTGTTGCCTCATCTCCTAATGTGGTGTTGCCATCAACCGTAAGGTCGTTGCTTATGTTTACATTTCCCGCATAATCAACCGAAAACCTCCGTAATCCGTTGTTGTATACGGCAAAAATAGTGTCTCCCGATTGAAGTTCTTCATGTGTATCTAAGAAATAAGCCGTTCCGCCACTTGATGCGGATAGCCTCGGGTTCAGACTTATCCTTTCGGTGCTTCCGATTGTAGCTGTCAATACTTTTCCCGATATTGTGCCGCTTGTAGTTGGATTGTCTGTAATATCAATAATATTTCCGGTTATATCAACTGCCCCAGTATTTATCGTTTTATCAATTTCAAGTATATTTGTGGTATGTGTTGCCGATGAGTAAGTACCGTTCTGTACCAGATGCAATACACCCGGTCTTATACTTGTTAATGTTGCCGCATAATGAGATGAGTTAGGATACGGATTATAAACTGTTAACGGCTCCGTTCCTGAAATAGCCCCCCCTGTTGGAAATTGAAAATTTGCCTTTGTCGCATAAAAATGACCGTCATAATTCAATCTATCCGTATTGGTTGGATTTGTAATGCCTGTATAAAAATACCCTGCCGTCTTTGTCGAACCGCTCGTCTTTATTACATCTGTCGAAAAATCACCCTTAATATCCAGCAATCCGTTTACCCAATTGATACTGTCTTCCCCTTTTATCTTGTCGGATTGCGTAAATACGGCCAATTGGTTGGCCGAAGGCGTGCCGGCAGTATCCGCTTCACCGCCACCGCCTATATCGCCGCTCTCAAACCATGTGTCGCCGACTTTTATGGAGTCTTCCGCCTCTACCGTTTTGCCCACCAATGTATCGGGGGCATATACTTTCCCGCTTGCGTATATCTCCAATGCGTTGCTCTGTGCATCTGCCGCCGTCCCGTTGCCTACCGTGAATATCCTGTTGGTCGGAACGATTGACGTCTGTGTACCTGTAGACGGTTCGTTGAAATGCCCAAATACGGCTTCCGAAAAATCATGTGCAACTGTAGAATCACCGGATGCAAAAGAATGCGACCCGGACGCCGTATTTCTCCTACCCCCGGGAACGGTTGAATATTCACCGCTTGCCGTATTGTAACCACCTCCGTTTACCGTCGAAAATATGGCAGACGCAGTGTTGTACGCCCCGCCTTTTACCCCGCTATAAAAATTTGACAAACTGTTGTTCAACCCTATATTTACCCGCCGCCAAGTATCGTTCCAAGTAAAACGTGCATTGCCGGCAATTGACCCGGAACTGTTAAAAAGTACCGCCATATCCGTAAGCCCGCTAAGGTCGGGGGCGGATGTTGCCAGATCCAAAAGGGAATAGCTCTGGCCTGTCTCTCCGTCGGCAAAATACAGTGAACTCCCCGTCCCCCATATTTTTATGTCAGAGGCATCAGAATTGAACCTAATGGTGCTGTCTACCCTTATGCCTGTCGGGACGGTATAGAACCTAGGCGATCCGTTATAGTACATTGTATGTTTTGCGCCCGTTATCAAAAATGCGTCCTCACCTTCAAAGGTAAACAGCATGCCCTCCTCGCCCCCCTTGTGGTCAAAAGTGGTATAATCTGCATCTATCGTAAGCTCCATCGTATCTGTTTCCCCTAGATTGGAAAATATGTAAGGTGACCCGCCAGCCAGGCTTCCGTAACCTGTTACACTAAGCACATCGCCCGCTATGCTAAGCCCCGTACCCGTATTTATATCTAAATTACCGCTGGCATCCTGTACAAGCCCGTCACCCGCTACCAGGGGGTTCAGGTGTTCGCCTTTGACCGTATTTGGGACAAGCAGGTTATATAGCTGTACCTTTTCGTTCCTTGTCCCGTCGTAAGATATGACTATATCTGCGCTGTCGGGGTCTGTTTCTTCAGGGAACTCATCGAACTTCCTTTGTCCGTATGTGCTTACGGTGATAAATGACAATATAAATAAATATTTTTTCATATCGTAAAGTTATTAAAATTTGACAATAATCGGGTCCCCGTTTTGATCTAAAGTATATTCTTTTTCTTCATCAGCCAGATAATCCTGTATGTCAGAGGCATCGGATTTCAGTTCCATTAACTCGCAGCTCATTATACACGACTTGAGGCTATAAGCCGTATTCAACGGTAAAAAAAGCCTGTTTTCGTCCTTGGAATCTTGATATACATCTATCATTTTAAACCCGGAACCCATAAGTTCCCCGCTCAAAATATGTGTCGGCGTCGAATATTGATAAAGAAGGTCATGCATCATCACTTCTTGAATTGTCGCGTTGATGTCTAAAGAATTGTAATCCCAATTGTTTGTTTTTATATATTCGCTTCCCGATTTTCTGTAAAAAAAATTTTCGACCATCACATCGCCAGCCCATTTTTTGCTCGTAAAATTGTCTTCGGTGTTGTCGCCGTAATATATCTCTTTTTCGTAGTCTTCCCCCCTGGCGTTCCTGTTATATTCCGTCAAAGCCAAATTATCCGGGTAAGTTTCGAACTCGCCGGATTCGTCGTTGTAGTATTCCGCTTCAAACCTTACGCTGTGGACGACAAGTTTCATCGCCGTATTGGAATGCTCGTAAGAAGATCCGTCTTCGAGGAAAAAATACGGCTGTACCGAATATTCAAGTTCCTCTATCCCGGAAAGCGGCCCGACTATAAATTCTATGACCTTTTCGCCATAATCGTCGCTTGCCGTAATATACTCCGTAAAGATCGGCTGTTTTATGGCTATGTTGTTCCTCATTATGCCGTCGGTATATTGAAACCTGTTTGCTATGTTTGCAGCTTCCGGGTTGCCTGTTATATATTCGATCATCGATATTTTATAATCTGTCTTGTCCACGCCCTCTTCTACTTCATCGTCATCTAGATCGAACCTATATTTTGTTATCACTTTTATTTTTATTGGCCTGTATGCCGCCCTTTCGTCGTTGAATATGGCCACCGGGTCGCTCTGTATCCTCGTTCCGTTTTCTATCACTATTGGATAATTTACCTTCCCGTTGACCGTGTATGGGTCGTCAAACTTATATATCCGCCTTGTCGTGCTCCCGCCTACCTTTGACCAGCCTTCCGGTATATCGGATACATACCCTCCGAAATCGATCGTGTTGAAATCGGTAAAATAATAATTTTCAAATATGGAATACCTCAATTTCGTGTTCAATTTTACGCTTATCTCCCGTGAAGGTGGTTTTATATAAAGGGATGCATTGTTGTTGATCCAATCTTTGCGGTTTTCCCTGCTTACCCCGTTCCCTGTCATGGAAAGCCTAAGGTTCGTTGTCGTAAGCGAAACATAGTCGCCGTTGGAATCATAAACCAAAGTCCTTATGTCCGTCCCTTTCATTTCCGGTACCCTTATCAGCCACCAGTTTCCGTCATAGTAATTGACCTGTATCAAGAACGGTTCAAGAAGTCTTATGACGGCATCAAGGCATGATATCGGCTCGTTGTCTTCCCATAGCGTCCTTGAATCTATATAGGTTTGCGCCAATGGCGATTCATCGGTTACATGGTTCGATTCGTACAGGTTACAGACCGTGTATATGGAATAACTGTCTTTTTTTAGTTTTAACAGGGCTGCCGCAAATACTTTGATAATACTCACATAACCATCGAAATATTCCCCGCCCTGATCCGTAATGGGGATATTTTTCAATATATGGAAACCCTCATACCCTTCATGGGTTATGTTTATCGGGTCTTGTTTGTAAGGTTGCGAAAAGTCCAACGGATCGAGGTATGTATCAACGATACCGTTTTCCCCGTCCGATGATATAAGGAACCTGTCATAATCGTTTGAGTCCCTTATTTCTTCATAACCTTCGCTGCCGTCCGTCTGTAATGTTATTTCATGTGAAAAAAGTTTCAGCGGTTCAAAAATATCCTGCCTGTGAACTATCGTGTTCAATATTACAGGGTCGGCGCCCATTATGACATCTTGCGGCGTAGGGTCAGTCCTCCTCAGGTCTTCCTTTAGGTCAAAATACCAGTCGTTGCCCAAAATGTCTTTTTGGCCGTGCATCCTGTATATCGATTTGTACGCCATTATATCCTTGTGTTTATGCCCCTGCTGGACAATTTGTCACTCGCCCTTGTTACGCTTAGATATAGGTCGCTGCCCCTCAGTACGAACGAGCCGACAGATGTCCCATTGCTGTCCATAAGTTTCTTTAAGGTAGATTGCTTTAACATAAACTCGGGGTTTGTCTGTGCGTTAGGATAGTCGCCTACCATTGCCATTGTCGGCCTGTTTACGCTTCCCTCGCTTGCGAACGATGGGATTATACTGTTCAATAAAGTCCCTGCTGCCGCTCCTGCCGCTGCCGCTATTATAAGGTTGAAAGGCGGTGGAGTGCTTGCCAGGGCATTTTTTACCGTTGCTGCGATACTTTCCGCTACATATGCCTTTATTGTCGATCTTACGGCAGAAAGAACATTATTTTTAAAACTTTCCGCACTGTCAGAGGCTTGGGAAAAACTGTTTATAAATGTATCTGAAATCTTTTGCGTAGCATCCGACATTTCTTCCGTTTTTTCGATCGCCCCATCTATCCTTTTGGCATGATTGTCGTAGAATTTATTTATCGAATTGGTGAATTGATTATCATATTTATCCGTGATCTCGTCTATATATTCATCATAATAATCCATAGACTTTTCAAGGTCTTTTTCAAAACCTTCTGTCTGTGACTTTGTTTTTGGGGTGAATTCTAAATCTTTTAATTCCCCGAGCCCCATTAACTCTTCCAATTTACCTTCTTTTGATTTTAATTTAACCTGTAGACTGATTATATTTTCCCTGCTTGTTGCCGTATCGATTTGCTCTTTTAATGATTTTATTTCATTTTTTAGATTTTCTATTATTCCTATTTTTTTTTCTTGTTCTTTGTTTTCTTTTTTTGTAAGCTCAGTCAAATCCGCCGTCCCGTCGTTCACATCATTCAATACGGAAAGGTATTCGTTCATTGCGTTGTTGGTAGTTATTATCTGCTTATAATCTTTGTTCATGATATTCCAAAGATCGACGCCCCTATCAAGAAAATCTTTATACCTATTTATTGCCCTTTTATGTGTATTATAAAATTCTTGCGTTGCCTCGGTCTGTCTTTTTATTTCCCCCTCAATTGCCAGTTTTCTTGCTTCACCGTTAAGGTCTTTTATCGATCTTGCAAAATTACCGACCATCCCGTCAACCATACCGCTGAAATTGTCGTCAAAAGAATAAGATACAGAATCGAGAAGGTTTGTTAAGGCAACCTTCACCTTATCAATAATAGGTATCCCAGCATTACCTATATACGCAAGGAAATTTTCCCATGAGGCTTTTAATGCTTCCGTTTTTTCTTTTGACGTAGTGGCTTGATCGCCCATTTTCTCTAGTTCCCGATCTGCTATTTCTCCGACTATCTTTGTAACGTCCCCGATCGATGCTGCTTCTATCCCGACCCCTTTTAATTTTTTCCTTAATTCTATTGCAGAAATCCCCAAATTATCGAGTATAAGCGGTGATTTTCGGCCAATCCCCAAAACGATCGAGTTCACTAAATATTCAACTGATTCCCCGGTCTGTAAAGCCCTTTTGTGTGCAAATTCCAGCAGTTTCCCCATTTCCGTAAGCGGTATCCTGAAATTATCTGCCCTGACCGCCGCTTTCATTAATTCAAGATCGGAAACAGTCCCGCGGGTAGCTTGCCTGAGATTGCTGAGAAGCCCTGGCGCATTAAGGTTGTCAAATGCATTTTTTACCCCCTGCATCTCCCCCGCAAGCCTGGCCGCTTCTTTTCCGAACCCCACAATTTTGGAAACTGTAAAAGCCCCGGCGACAATTTTACCTATATCTTTTATGGTAGATGAAAACCCCATCGTATGCCTTTCGGCATCCTTAAAGCCCCTTTTCAGTTTGTCCGACCTTACCCCGAGGTCTACGAATAATTTATGTATAATATTATTCATTCAGTCCAAGTTTGTCCGCTATTCCCAATTTTATCAACCTGTTCTTTATTTCTTCGCCTGTCATCGCCTTTACGCCTTCAAGATGTTTCCAATCGCCGGGGAGCTTGAATATCTTTTTCGGGTTTTCCCTTAATATAGCCCCCAATAAATCCCTATGCTCCCGTAACCTTGTTATCCTGTCTATCTGATAACCCTTGCTTATGGCCGCATATTCGCCCATTGACATCCTTTCGAAGTCCCGAGGGTTCAACTTAAGGACGCCCACGGCAAAATCTTTTATTTCCCTGTGCCCGACTTTTTTTTTTGCCCTTCAGCCTGATCCATCAGGTCTTCCAATGTATCGCCGCCTATCCTGCTTTTCTTCATTGCCGCCACAACTTTATTCCAGTCTTCCGTGTAGCTCCTGTCTATCCATTTTTGGACTTCCCTTTCATTGAAGTTTACGCGCTTGCCCTTACTTTTATTGTAACTTACGGCAGCGCAATAAATCATCTTCCTCATAAACTTATCATCACCTAACACATCAAATTCATCGAACGCCAACTGGGTGTACTCCGAAAAAAAGCACCAGCAATACATATCAAAAGAAAACCCCTGCCACCTTCGGCCTATTGCCTTCCTTGGGACTTTTATTTCCGTTACAAAATCCATTATATCAATGTTGTTGCGGATGTTCCGTAAGTTTTGCTTCCCGTCCTCCTGATGTTCAATGTCCAAGTTATTGAACCGTTCTCGGGGTCGCTCCTGCTCAAGCCCGTGATGATGCCGCTAAAACTTGTTATCTCCCCGCCAGCAATATCAATCCCACGGCCATATACTACCGCCACAGCGGCCTTTGCTTCTGCTGCTGCTTCTAAGTCGGAATATCCGTAAGTTGCGGATTCGTTCAACCTTCCTTCAACGGTTACGGTCCCAGAACCTTCGCCGGCCTGAAATTCTTTGTCCCCGTCGCTGTCTTTTGTTGTCTGTTCGATCTCGTCAAATGTGTTGTCCATTGTCTGAGAAGTCGTGCCGTTTAATAAATTCCCCGCTATCGAAATAAACGAGGTGCTTCCATCGTGTCCCATAATTTATTTGATTAAATGGTTAATATCCTGTTTTTTATTTTTTAAAATATAATTCCTTACTTTCATTATTTCGGGTGCCTTCATGATCAGGTTGTTCCTTACTACCTGGTAATATTCGTTGTCTTTAAATTTATGTAAAGTATTGCACGCCTTTTCCCAATCAAGGAATATAAATGCGCTAACTATCATGTTCCAGTAATATGCCCCCATATCCTGTATATAAGGTTTTTCATCACCTTTTTTATAATAAATATTGCTTATCGTCACGTCCTTTGCGATTTTCACCTTGCCCCCCAATGCCCAGACCTTTAAGCTTAAATAAGAGCAAAGCCCTCCATATCCTTCAAGAAGCTCAAACCCTTTGATATACCCGTACAAACTTTTTGGCATGAAATAATTTGCGCCCAATACACATGGGATTTCGTATACTTTGTTTTTTTGTTGTTTTTTCCATTTAGGGACCAAGCATTCATATTTACCGTCATTTTCATGGTCCATTATTATGTCTGCCCCGTACCTGTAACCTTCCTCTTTTTCTTCACCGAACCTCAATATCCCTGATTTAGTACAAAATAGGGTATTTTTGTTTTCCCGTAAATGGGCTATCATTTTAGAAGCCCAATTCTTTGTCGGGAACCTCATCCTCGCGTTGAAAATTGCTATATACCTATATTTAGCTTTTTTTACGCCTAAATTTATCGATTGATGTACCCCTTTCGGCCTTTCGTTCCTGATTACGGTAGCCCCTTCTATTTTAAAAGGCTTGTCGCTGAAGTCGTCTATCACTATTATTTCATTATCCACGTCACATGTCGCATATATAGCCTCACATGTTTCATATATCCCTTTTTCGTTCTTTGACGGTATTATTATACTTATCATTTTCTTTTTATTTGAAATGTGTAAGTTATCCTTTTCTCCCTCCTTATATGGTCTTCGTCCTGGTAGCTTTCGTCGGTCTCGAAGGCGGACACATAAGGGGTGACGGTAAATTCGTAATTTGTCATTGTCAGGTATTGTTTGCACATAATTACGTTGATGTCGCTTGTTATGTCGCTAAGTTCCTGTTCCGTGCTTGACCCGTCTTGTGTAATCCTTTGCCTCACCGCTGTTATGGTGATCTCCCCGTCCGCCTCGAAATCGTCTTTTGTCGAATTGTCGCTAAAAGAAGGGTATCCTATTTCAACGAAATAATCAGGCTCCATGCGGTGAAGCCCTATAAATACCTGGTATCCCCTGCCGCTCGTATACGAAGCGTTTCCGGTCAATGCCGTTTTTATCGCTTGGGTCAGTTCATATGTCGGGTCGTACCTCATAACAGTTTTCTTATATTGTCCAGGTATTTTTTGCTTATCTTCCTTACAGGCCAATAAAAAAATGGCTTTGGCTCCGTCCCGGGGTGCCTTACCTCCTTGCCGAAAACCGTGAATTGGTTGCCTTTGTAGGTAAATGTGTTGTTCCCTTTCGGGGGGCTGTATTCGCTCAATGTGAACAATGTGTTATATCTTTTCGCCCTTATCGCGTGCGGACGTGTGCCGAACTCGAAAAATCCCGCTGCCTTATGGGCGTTCTCTATCGAGGCCATGGCTTTTGCATAGTTTATATTGACTTTGTTGGCAGCTATCATGGCCGAATAATTCCTCCCTTCCCTTGCAGAATGTTTCTTAAGGCTCATCTTCTGCATTTTATCGACTTCATAAGCGGTTTTTACAATTTCTTTCCTTATGGCTTTCTGTTTCTCTACAGGAAATTTCCTGAACTTTGCCAGTGCCTTTTGAAGTTCGCTATTTGATATGGATACATCTACAGCCATCCCTTATCTGTTATGTTCGACAACATGTCTTTTACCTGGTCGTTAAGTATAGGTATATAGTTAAATTTATTTTTATACCATTCCGCAACCAGTTTCAATACAGCCTGTTTTGCAACCGGGTCTACCGTGTCGCTCCCTATATTGGCAGTCACTTTCCACGCTATTATCTCCACGTATGTCCCTGTAGAAATTGACGTGGGGATATATATTTTCTTCCTTTTCAATCCCCTCAAATAATAAGTGCTTCCGTCTTCTAGTTCGGTTTCGTTTCCTTCCTTGTCTATTGCCAAAACCTCGCTCAATGTATTTACGGGCGAAAATGGAAATATCAACGTCTTTTCGTCTTCGTCATAATCACAATCCTTTTCAAAATAAAAAACAACGTCCCTTTTACTGAAATATGTCTCCGTATAATTCTCGCAAAGACCCTGCGCCGCTTCTATCATGTTATGAAGTGCGTTCAATGTATCTGTATGGTTGTCGTCATAATTGACATGGTTCTTAGCCTCGTCAATCGTGACTATTTTTTGGTACGGTGTCTTTATTTTTACTTCCATTACTTATAAAATGATGCTTCCATTTTTTGTATTTCAACAACCAGTTCGTCACTTTCTCCAATGACATAAAGCCTCAGCCACTTTATTATTTTTGCCGTCCCCGTTTCCGTCAAATGAAAAACAGTGTCGGCAGTTCCCGCATAGCTTACCGTGTCATACGGTGTGTAACTGTCGCTTTCGTTGTTTTTGCCCTGTACGATAAACAAGTATTCGTTGTCCGACGAGCTCGTCCCTCCCGTGGAATCCACATCAAAAAATATATCATACTTTAAAGGGTCGCCATGCGATGGAAAATATAGTTCTTTATACCATATCGAATCCCCGTTGCCGAGCGTGTCCGATTCTATACCGTCATAATTATATACCCATTCGTTGCCCGAAAGTGTTTCGTGCTGCGAATAGCATATCAAAGGGAAAAACAACAATATCAATAACTTTTTCATTTTTTTTTCGGTTTTGATTTAACTCCCTTCGTTTCCGAATTGTTTTTAAGCTCTTTCGTTTCAGTATCTTTTTTCAATTCCTTGTATTTCTTTGCCCTTCCCGCTTTTATCAATATTTTAGATACCGCTTCGGCCACTTCTTTTACCGTTCCTTTATTGTGGCCGTTAATGTATTCGATTTTTACACGTTTCATATTGTTTATTTTAAGGGAGGGTTGCCCCTCCCGTTGATCAGTCATCTTCGTTCTTTCCAACCGCACGGAACCTGAGATAATTTGTATCCCATTTTCCCGTGGTTGAAACATTAACAATTACCTGTAAGTATCTCCACATCACACCTGTTGAAAGGTCTTCAATATATACGGTACCGTCTGCCGTCTGAGCTTCAACGCCGTCCGTTCCTGCAAGTGTATCAATCTCAAACCAGTCAGATCCGTTCAGGCTTCCCTGTAAAATAGCTATCCCGCTGGCCGATCCCGAAACTTCATCAAGTTCAACCTCTACCCGATATAGGTAAATATCGTTCCTTGGGACGTACCACATTATAGAGTCGTCATCCGCATTCGTCGCCGTGTCTGCGGCCGTACCTGTGTACTCGTAGTAAACTTTTGAACTGAAATCCTGTGGATGTGCGGCCAATGCTGCAAAAGCCAACACTAAAATAAATATATACTTCATTTCTTTCTCCTTTCTTATTGAAGTTTACCGGGTGCGGTTTCAAAATCTCCTTTTACAAAACCATATTCTTCAAGGGATTTGATCAACAGGTTGCCCCTGATCGATGCCCTCAAAGTAGTCATCCCGTAAGTGAAATCGTTGCCGTCGTAACCCGTTTCGATTGTCAGGTTACGTTTCAGGTAAAGCATCGCTTTATTGAAAGCGCCGACAACAAAATCCTTTTGGGCTTCCGTCTCTGTGACGTATTCGCTCTCTGCCACGCTCATCCCGCCGGGACGCCATGTGTCAATCGAATCCACAAGCGGCCTTCCGATGTCGTCCTTCTCGGTGACAATGTTATACGCGCTCGATTTTCCTAAAAGGGCGAGGTTTGCCATATAGCCCGTTTTGTTCGAGTCTGCGTTGGAATCCCCGGCTATTGCGTTCACGCCTTTGGCTACTTGCAATTTTGCGGCCATCAGGACGTCCCTCATTGATGGGTTGGCGATTGCCGTAACCCCCTGGCTCCTGTTGAATGTCTTAGCGGAAGTATATACACCTTTGATCGTGCTTGATCCCGAACCGCTGTAAAGAAGTGATTCCAGTTTTGCCAAAAGACCCATCTGCAACAGGTCGTTAATCTCTTGGCGTATATATTCTGCGTCTTCCAGTGATTCCCTTGTCACTTTCACGTAATGGCCGATGTCATAGAAAGAAAGCACTTTGGTTATCCATGTAGCCCCTGATTGGGCGTATTGGCTGCCCTCTGCTTTCAAGGCCGCTGCGTCACTTCTTGACAGTTCTTCCGTATAGCTTACCTCGTGACCCATACCCACTGTCCTTTTGCCCACACTGGCAAAAATAGGGGTGGCCTTCCAAGGGTGCTTGGTTACCCCCGGGATCTGCATCTGCGGCAGCCCTACGGCCCCGGTATCGGCAGTCCAGTCGCTTGTAAGGAGGTCGTTGGCCGCTTTTTCGATTTCAAAACTTTGCGAAGCGGACGAATTCTTTGCCGCCTTGGCCATGGCCTTCCACTCATCTCCGGTTACAAGGCTCTTGATTTTTTCGTCCAATGTTTCTCCCTTGTCCCCAAGTTCGTACAACCTGGCCTTTGTTTCCTTTTCGATATTGTCTACCTGTTCCTGTATGTTTTTTATCGAATCGGTAAGGCCTATTTCCTTTTCCCCGAATTTCACGTTTTCAATCGAAGCCGTAAAATCCTGGAGTTTCTCAACTTGCGATTCAAGCCCTTTCAAGTCTTCTTTGCTCAACTTGTCGGCAAGCGATTTGTTGATCTCGTCGAGCTTGATTTCTGCGCTTTTGACGCTTTGCTCGATTTTTTCTAAATTTTCGTTAGGCATTTCCAAATAATTTACTTTTTTTAAAAATATCTAATATCGGCTCTAAACGAGTGTCTTCGTCCGGCTCTCCAGTGGACTTTAACGGCTCGTTTTTGAGTGATTTCAAAATATTGTATGTGTCTTCGATGCTTTTCATCCTTTCGTCTGTATAATTCATTGAAAGCATCGTTTCAAAATATTTTATAGTGTTGTCAAGGTTGTTCAAGCTTTTGATATCCAACAGCGGTGTTTTTTCGTTAGCCCCCCACATTACCGTTGATACCTCCATCAACCTCCATTCTTTCACGATCCTGATCCTGTCATAACCCATCCCGTAAGCCTGTTCCTTCCATTCGATAGGTATCCCTTCTTTTTCTACTGTTTCATATTTTATTGGGGAAACCCTTACCGAATGTTCCAATGTCCTGTTATATTTCTTGTAAAGCAGGTAATCCTGAAACGTGTCTTTTGCCAAAACCTTGTCCATATTGGCTTTATTTGTGCTTATAAGTCCGAATGAATCTTCCATTCCGCCGTCGATAAAAGGCACCCCCAATAATTTGTCTATATCATGATTTAAAAGCCACCTCATCCTTCCGAGGTTTTCCGACAACGTTTTTGTGAAAGACCCCGGTAAACTTACATCACCATCTGCGTCTATATTGTTAAACGCATTGGCATAAAACTGGACAATCCCCTGTTGTTCGTCAATGCTTTTGACCTCTTTTTCAAGGTTTTTGTTTATAGCTTCTTTCATAAATATGTCATGTTACAGTTACATTCTATTACATTCTGCGCCCCGCCAGCAGGATCGCCCGGATACATCATTTGAACCCCATCCACGTCAAACGGCTGGTCCATAGCCCTCTCTTGTCCGTTCATCCCTATTTTGTTGTGGCGTTCTTCTTTTGCAATACCAAAAGGCGCGGTAAGCCACTTTTTCCTTGTCATGCCCGACATATAAGCCGCTGTATAACTTCCTTGGTTAGCTGCCGTCATTACTTCGGTCTTTGCTATCCTCAAAGCCCTGGCCTTTGTAAATTTGGCATAATCGCCTCTGGTTATGTTGTACCTCAATTTTTTCATTATATCGCCAAATGACAGGCCGTTTTCAAGCCCTTCGTCCAGCACCTTCCTCAGTTCACGCCTGATCGTTTTTTTTGTGTAATTTGTTACCAATGTTATTTTCTGCCCGGCCACGTCTTCTATATACCTTATCATCTCTATTTCCCACAAGTCTTCCTCGAAATCTTTCCTTAATACGGGAATAAGGTCTTTAATAAATGATTTACCCGTTTTTAGATACAGTTCGTAATATAATGATGTTATATGCTCGCCTGTTATCAGTTCGTAGATCGGCAACATTCCACCTATCGCCAACCTAGACTCCCTTATGACAGGCATTATGGTCTTCCTTAAAGCCTTTAACGCCTTATTGGAAAACTCGTTTTCAAATTTTTTCCTTTTTTTGTCTATGTATTCCCAGTCTATCATAAATTTTCGTTGTCCAGTAAGTTGTCCATGTTGTTGTTAAATTCGGCGTTCATCCTAAGCTCATTGACCATTTCCTCGTCCAATTCTTCGAGCCCAAGGACTTCCGTCCTAAATTCATTCTCCAATACCGCCCTGTTCCTCAGACCTATCTCGAATATACGGGCTTTTTCAAGGTTGTCTTGCTGTAAAGCGGGGACCTTTGACCAATCAGGTTTGTAGTAAATGCCATAAGGTTTAAAAAGCCTGTTCAGCCCTTCTATTGTCAGGTTGGTGTCGGGGATTATCCTTCCCTCGTACATGTCTTTCTTCGCTTCTTTTTTGTTGCTCTCCCTCGAATGTGCCGAATCGTTGAAAAGGGTTGATGGCACCCCCCATATATTGCACAATACCCTTATCCCGTTCTGGGAATTTTCTATGGTGTTCAAATCTTTAAAATTGTCATACCCCATCCTTATCGCCTGCAAATCCCCTGTCGTAAAAAACGGCATTGCCGATCTGTCTCCCCTTGTCTTCCTCCTCCATGTCTTTTCTATGTCAGCCCTTTGGTCTTCATTCAATGGTGTAGATTTGTCTTTTTTTGAAATTATCACAGGAGGGAGCGGGTTTTTGTAGGTGCTTGCGGCAAGGTCATATCCCCCGTTCTGTGCTTCGATAAGTTTAGCGGCCACCTTTATAGGGCTTATCCCCATCAGGTTTTTCCCGTTGTCAAAATCCAAGTTTAAAAATGACCTCATATGCCATACTTCATCTGGAAGCAGTTTTATCTTCGTATCACCAACGGTGAACCCATATGATTTTATGATATTGTTTAAATCCCCAGATTCTATTTCAATATTCTGCACGGGAAGGTTGGACATTTTTATCAGTTGCCCGGCGTTGTTGCCATAACCGAATTTAGGGGCATGTACAATGCTGTTCCCATAGATCAGCATGAACAGAGAAATATATTTTTTGAACTCGAACAATGTCAGGTCTATCGGGTTGTTTTCGAACATTGAGGCCAATGGGTCTGTTTCCGACTCCTCCTCTGTCCCTATCCTGTAAGGTATGTAATCTATCCCACCGAAATACGTGGCAATTTTGTCGGCTATGGCGAAAACATCGGGTGATTTTTCGTAGCCGTCTTTAATTGGCTTGTAGGTCACATTGTCGGTCACGAATTTAGCCCCGTTTCCGTAGAACTCATATAAAGCCCTTATCATTTCGTCCGTGCCGAAATTACCCGAACCTTTCAACAACCAATTTGCCAGCCTGTTTTTTAATCCCATAGCCTGAAATGTTAGTCAAAATTAATCAATATTTCATAAAAAACAAATTACCATACTTCCCATTTCGTATCTATTATTTCAAAATACATCCGCATTATGAACACATCAAGCCAATCCGGTGACCGTCCTATGTTTTCTTTTATTTTCTCTTTTGGACATATTTTTAATTTGTTATCCTTTTCCGATTCAAATGTTTTTAACTGTCCAAGCTCTGTTTCTATATCTTCTTTGACCGATTCGGTTGCATATTTTTCAAAATAGACCCTATCGTTTTCAAACAGCCCGGCCAGTTTATACCCGCATTCGTCTTTTAAAGATTGATACCCTTCGTCAATTGGCTTGCTATTCGCTATAAATCCGTTTATATTTAATGAATCTACTATACCGCCACCCACCCCGCTTTCGTCAGCCAATACATTTGACACAGGTATTTCGTGCTTTATCATAAATGTTTTTATCGATAAATGTAAATCTTGAAGGCTGGAGCGCAACATGATTTCGTAATCAATTACTTTGAAGCCGCTCCAAACAGTTATTATAGATTTATCAGAGCCATATCTTGCAATATCCGCTATTATATATTTTTCCCCTTCTGTAACATGTTCGTTGTGCCACATGTTATGGATGTTCTTGTAAGCTATTAAGGCGGTTGGGTCGTCATCATACTCCCAATTCCCTTCTTTTAGCCGCTCACGTAGGTTTTTGTCTTTTATTCCGCTCAATTGTTCATGGTATGATTCGCTAGTGTATGGGTTGTCGTTGTACAATGACTGTATAAATTTATAGTCTTTAGGCAGTGTCCCGTTTTTTGCAGGTAGGTAAAATGTTCTATACGTCCAGTTTTTTTTGGGGTTGCCAGTTATTGCCATGGTTGCCTTTATTCCATATTCCCTGTTTAAATGCCTGTTGATCCTTGATTTTAATGTATCATATGCAAGAAAATGGATTTCCCCGGCTTCTTCAATAGCCCCGTCTGTATATTCCAATGACCCAAACCTTTCGTATAATGGGTCTGAAGGTAGGTATTTTAAATCCAAAAGGTCTATACGTGATCCATTCCTGAATTGTATATAATTATACTTTCCGTCCAGTTTCCAATAGCTTCTAGGTATGTTGTGATGTTTTGTTACCTTCACAAATGTTATGAATGTTGACTGCATCAACCTCTTTAATTCCTCCCTACCTATGAATGTTTTATATTCTGGATACATAAGGGCTTTGATCAGTCTGGATTCACACAGAGCCCATGATTTGCCACCGCCTGCCCCTCCACCGAAAAATACGGTCGAATATTTTTTTAATGCTTCATAAAACTCATGCTGTTTAAGTGTCGGTTTTATGGTTATTTTCATTTGGTAACAAATAGTTTATTCCTTCGATCTTCTCATCATATGTTGTAATATCCGCCCTATCCGTCCAATGATGATTTGATTTTAAATTGACTATTGCTGTCGCTTCTTTTATGTTGCCTTTTTTACTGTTACAAAAACAATTTGCTTCAAGTGTTTCAATTATCTGATTATGAAGCCTTTTCAATACAGGAAATTTTTTAACCAATTCTGTAAAGATTGATTTATATAATCCCATGTCCCTTGCAAGCTCTCCTATAAAGTCATACTTATATGGGCTCCCTTTTTGTTCATAATCTTTTTCCATGGACAATTCTATTGCTTCATTAAAAAAAACAACCGCATTCCTAAATGTCCATTTTTCGGCATTTTTGTTTCCGTATGGCGCCCCTGCTCCCATTATTATTATTTGTTCAGTTCATTTTATGTTCAGGCCAAAATATTTCCGTTACGGCCTGTGACTCTTTTTCTTTCTTTTTGAATTTCACGAACCCGTTTACCTTGTTTTCCACTTTCAAGAAAACATCGGTATGGTTTTCTATTTTGACATTTGAATTCATTACTGCTTTTCATACAACAAATATACAAATTTTTATTTCAATAACCTTTTGAGGTTAGACTTCTGTTTTACCAACGTGAAACTTTCCAGTTCCGATATAAGTTGCAATATCTTTTCCTTTGGAGGTTCGGGTAAGTTGTTATGACCTGAATCTGCACCTATATAAATGCTTGCCGCATTGGTAGACTTTATAATGTCAATAAATTCATCAAGATCAAAATCCAATATGGGCTCTATTGTGACTATTACGGGATACCTTATGGATGCTATACCAAGACTGTTTGCCCTCCATTCTGGCGGTGGACATTCTTCGCTGTACAGTTCCTTATAATATCTGTTCGTCTCTAGTGTTGTCGCTAGATAACTGACATCTGGAAAATCGAACCATTTGTATGATGAAGGCTGTTTTGTCTGGAACAGGTACATATTGTCATAT